GTGAATAGGGAAAGTGGTGGTCTATATATTATAGCCGATTTATGCCACTTTGTTGATGCTGGTGGAACTTATACTAAACTAAATTTAGCAAGAGATTCATTTGGCAGAAAAGGTAATCATAGTACAAAAACATAGGTAACTTATGAAAAGCATAGAAGATCACATTGCAAAAGATAAAGAAATCCTTGCTGATCCAAAAACTTCTGAACCCATGCGTCACCATATTGAAGATGAGTTGCATGACTTAGAAGAGTATGTTGAACATCATAAAGATGAAATCAAAGCAGGAGATCATCATGATCCAAATGTTCTAGAAGTATTTTGCGACATACATCCTGATGAACCAGAGTGTCTGGTATATGACGACTAACAAATATGGAATCGTCATCGTTATTTAATCCTGGTTTTTTAGGAGGCAGTTTCTATTGGTTTATAGGCCAAGTTGCTGACGATTCAACGTGGAGAGAAAACCAAAACCCATCCAAGTTTGGAAAGGTTGAGGATATGCCAGCATGGGGATATCGATATAAAGTTAGAATCATAGGTCATCATGATCAGGATGAGTCTGATGTGACTGCAGAACAACTTCCTTGGGCTCAAGTGATGTATCCCGTGACTGCTGGAACAGGTCATGGTGGATCATATCAAACACCTGCCATTAAACAAGGAAGTTTTGTATTTGGTTTTTTTCTTGATGGAAAAGATCAACAAACTCCCATAATTATGGGTTGTCTTGGTAACAATGCTAAAACTAAACTTGAAAGAAAACAAGGAACTGAAGGTAGTGGTGGGAAGAACTTTACTCCGATAAGTTTCTTTTCTAAAATGTTAGATCCAGAACCTAACGAACAAAAAAAACTTAAAGACGGGGATCTTGCACCAAAACAAGCAGGGAATGAAGCATATAGTTCACCATCAAAAGAGAATATAACAAAAGAATCATCAGATGCAAATAATTTAGATACGACTGCTGATAGAAAATATAACACTGTTTTGGAAGAAAAACATACACTTGGTTGCCCTAACCCAGATACACAATCTGATACAAAAAATATACAAACTGTCATACAAAAACTAACTGCCAAGATTGAAGAATTTCAAAGGTCTCTTAGAGACGCTGATCTCGCTGCTGGTTTACCAATCGTACAAAATGATAAAGATATAGACAAAGCAATTGATGAGGCATCGGAAGAGATGTCAAAATTTATGAAGGGCACAATGAATAAACTTCAACAGTTTACAACTAAGCAGTTTAATGAAAAACTTGCACCTTTAGAAAATCTTGCTCCACCATCTCATTCCTTAGAATTATTGAATAAAAAAGTGGAGGGTTTAGAAAAAATTGCTTGTATGTTTAATGGGTTGGCAGGCCTTGCACTCGCAGGATTAATCGCTGCTGCTTTAAAGAAAGCATTCAATAGGAAAAAGAAAAAGGCAGATCAAGCAGCTGCTAATGTTGCCACATCTGAAGCAGGAGTTGCTGGTGTCAGCACTTCATTAGTAATACCAAGTGTTCCTGTATTAGACACACCTGGTTCTGGTGATGTTCCACCTCCAACTCCTGATGGATTCTATAGACCCACACCACTCTGCGAGACTGAGGAGATAGTTGGTGAAGTATTAGGAGGAACCATTAATACAATTATGTCAGGATTTGATGGTGCGATTGGCCCCGTGATTGATGAGATTCAAAATTCTTTAGGGGGATCATCTACCGAAGCTGGATCAGAAAATAGTGGAGTAATTGATAATGCTATAAATGAAAACAATGTTTTAGCATCTCTATCATCTGGAGATTTAGTTTTGAGTATATCACAAACAGTGGCAGATCGAGCTGGAATAGATCCTAATTCTGTAGGGGGTGCAAATCGTTTTTGGGCAGATGGTAATTATGGTTTTGGATTACTTTCTTTTATTGATGCTGCTGGTCAGAACACTCCAGATAATCAAACATTGATTGCAAATGCGTTAGCATTAATTGATGATAATTCAGATCCTAATGGTATCGCAGCAGGATTAGCTTTAACATCAAACATACTTGGTGTTGATGAAAATATTTTAACTGGAATAGGAAATGCTTTTGGAGCAATTAAAACTGGTAACATACCTGATTTACTTTCTGCTGCAGCTGGTTTAGCAGCAACTAATCCAAGAATATTAAATGCCATTGCTAATCGAGGAGGTTCTCTTGCTGGATCAATGCCTAGTGGTTTGGGATTAGGTGCGTTAGGTGGCATGAACTTTGATATAGTAAGTGCATTAAATTTTGTTAATTCAATAACTAAAATATTTGATTGCGATCCCGATCCAGAGTGTTCACCAAATGATGAGTTCTCAATGCAAAATGGAGGTGAATCAACTGGTAAACCTAACATGTCATCAATTGCAGAATCTGCTAAAAATACTTCACAGACTGTGAAAGAAAGAAAATCTTATGGAACTAAAGTAGAAAAGTTGAGTTCTAGTAAAGAAGGTGTTAAAATAAAGAAAGTATTTGCTAAACCTAGAACTAGGGAAACAGAATTGACTAATCTTGTTGGTTATGTAAATGGTCAACCTTATTATGGAGATTTTCATATTCATCAAAGAGAAGACGGAAGTGTTGTTAAAATGGTTGGTATCGCACATACAACTACACCACATAGTGTCATATATGACACGGTTCAGGAGAGTTTAGAATAATGCCAATAACGCAAACTTCATTTGATAATATTAAAGTAGGATACATCAGTGAAACGGATGGATATGTTCAGAATGTATCAATTTCTGATGCAAATGCATACGCAGAATTAAATCCAGATACAGAATTTATTTTTATTGATGGTGATGAGAAGGTAAGATTTTTGACAATTAGTGAAGTTAACGCACTAACTCCCAAAAATTTACGAAGATCAGATCCTTGTCTAACTGGAGATCAACCTTGTGGCCCACCTACACTTAAATTTTTTGGAGGTGGAGGTGTTGGAGCGAGTGCAAACCCAGTTGTAGATGTCAATGGTAATTTAATTGCAGTTGATCTTGTGAGTGGTGGGTTTGGATATAAGATACCTCCACAGGTTCAAGTGATTGATCCATGCAACAATGGTAGCGGTGCTGTTCTTCAAACAATATTAGGAACTGGTGCTTTAACTGGAGTTGTTGTGCAAGTAATTGTAAAAGATAGTGGTCAAGGTTATCTTCCACCAGCACAAACAGTTCCACAATATCCTGCTATCATAGAACTTACAGGTGTAACTGTTACAAATCCAGGCTTCAATCATAATTGTGGAGTTGATACAATAGAAATAATACCAAGTAATGGAACTGTTTTATCTTACAACTGTGATCCTTTTGGTAAAATAAAATCAGTATCTGTTGATAAGGGTGGTAGATTTACAGAGTTACCACAAATCAGAATGAATACTGAAACTGGGGTTAACGCGACTTTCGTTCCCAATTTTGATATTATCCGTGATCCACAACCAGTTGAACCTGTAATTACAGATGTGGTTCAAGTATTTGATTTAGTTGGGTTAAATATAAATGGTTACGTTGATGGTAAACCATACTATGGAAATGTTTACTATGTGAATGGTATCAGATATGCAGGAACATCTGCAAAAACATCTGGAACTAATATCATTGTTTATGATACTCAACTCGCAAGTATTCAAAAGAAACAAATTGAGGGTTCAATCGCTCCTAGTCAAATAGAAGAAACTGAAACAAGAGAGGATACTATAGAAGCTATAAGTTCTCCATCAAGAGGAAGTTACTCTACAACACCAACGAGTGCTCCATCAACAACACCAGCGACCAGCACACCAAGCACAACACCTGCAACTGGTGGTGGATATTCAACTCCATCTACACCTGCACCTGCACCATCAACACCATCAACACCAGCACCACCATCATCTAGCCCACCTAGCAGTGGTGGCGGTGGTGGATACGGAGGATATTAATGTCTGAGAAAAAGAATTTTTGGAACCAAGTAATCAGTGCCATGAATGGTGCGATTACCTTTGGTAAAATAAGCCCAAAGGGTGATGTCACTTCTAGTGTTCATATTCAGGCATTGGATGGTAGACACTTCATGTCTTTTGATGAAGATGGCCCAAGAACTGGTTATACTTTACTAAATTCACCAGGTTCAACTTTTATTGAGAGTGGTGAGGATTTAACACAGCAGCAAATAGGAGTCATGATTCTTTCAAAGAATGGTGACATACATCTTAAAGCAACTAAGGGAAAGATCAAATTAGAGGCTCTTGATATTGAACTTATTGCGAATGGTAACTCTCCACAAGGTGTAATTTGGGCAAATGCATATGAGACCTTGAAACTTGACTCAAAAAATGTTACAATAGATGGAAAGCAATCTTTGAAGGTTATGACATCAGGTTTGTTAGCATTGAGAGGAAGTCTTGGCATGCAGATGCTATCACCACTTATTGAGGGAGTATCTCGTGCATTGACGAAAGATAAATTACCAGAACCAGCAGAAACAGACTCAAGGAGTATCTAATATGGCATTTGCATTCGACGAATTATTCGCATATGGTGGGCAACTTATAGTTGCTGCTAAGAAAAGAGTTCCTAAAGCATTGGGAATAGGAGAGGAGAAGATTGACCACTCCGCATATATTGAAGGTAACACTCAAATAGGAAAGGTAGATGCTTTCTCAAGTGCTAGTGCTACTTTAATGGTTGGTAGGGAAGGAACTAAAGGAACAAGTCTTGCTGTAAATACAAAAGGTAATCAAAGAATAGATGGAGATGGTGGAACTGCTAATGGTTTATATGTTAGTGGTGGTAGTTCAGTTGATTCACTTTTTGTGCAAGGAGATCTTTATGTAAGTGGATCAATTGATGGAGGTAACAAAGGAAGACTCGCTTCTAGATTTGGTGCTGCTGATGGTAGACCAAAACCATTTGATATTAAACACCCAAGTAAAGAGGGATGGAGACTTAGATATGCTTGTATTGAAGGCCCAGAGGTGGGTGTATATTGCAGAGGCAGAGTAAGAAATGAAAAAATAATAAGATTACCTAACTATTGGAAAGATCTTGTAGATGTTGAGAGTATCTCCGTTCAGTTACAACCAATAGGATCACATCAAGATATCATTGTGAAAAGATGGGATGAGGAGTTTGTTTACCTACAAGCACAAGGTGGTATGCCTGTAAATTGTTTTTATCATGTGTATGCTGCAAGAAAAGATGTGAATCCATTATATGTTGAATATCAAGGAGATAGTTGGAAAGATTATCCAGATCCAAACTTTAATCCTGAGATCACACCAAAGAATCCAAACTATAATGATCCGAATTATAGAACTAAGAGAAACACTGTGACCATTTGAAGAAACTAATTTATGTTGAGGAGAACTTTATTTCTCCTGATGATTGTCAAAAATTTATTGATTTATCTCTCGCAAATAAAGGGAAGGAGATGCCTTATGGTGATGAGACGAGAGGTGGAGACACTTACTTAACCACTGTTGAATGGAAAGATCATACTGCTGTTTATCTTGGTGGTAATGTTGAACCCACCATACCATCATTGGATGATAAGGTTGTAACTAATGTAAATGATATATGTAAAAGTTTTGACCCTGATATAATACTTGATTATGTGGGTGTAGTTAGATGGCCCATAGGAACCTTCATGAAACCACACTTTGATAAGAATGATGTCTATGGTGAAGATGTATTTGCTGCCATGTTGTATCTAAATGATGACTTTGAGGGTGGATCTACAGTGTTTGAACACATGGAAATAAAACCAGAGACAGGTAAACTTATCGTATTTTCAAATTCAAAGTATCTTCACTATGTGACTAGGGTTGACAAGAGCGAAAGGTATGTGTTATCATTCTGGTATAAATATCCCAAATCTAATGGATGATGAATACCTGACACGTTGTGTCGTTGATCCACTCAAACGTAAACTTTATCTGTATTCTAGTGAGGGTGATGAAAAAACCGTAGACTGTGAAACCGTGGATCAGTTCATGAATATGCTACGGTTTGTGCGTGATACAGCAAGCGAAGATGTGTTATCATACGTTAATCCTCTTTGACGGCCACGAAAACCAGCTTTAGCTTCAAAAAAGGCGGGAAAAAAATCCCGCCAATTTTTTTGCCCTATTAGTTTTTTTATAAATACCTAGAGCAAAGTAAAAGCATAAAAAAATAA